GAGGGGCGGTGCTGTGCCGGCCAGCACCCGGCCGGCCGCTATCAGCGCGGTCTCCGTCGTCATCCGCTCACCGCTCGAAATCACGCGCCCCAAATAGGCAGAGCACACCGACGACGGTGCAACCGTCTGCGCCGGCCCGGTGCTCCATGCGATGTTGTCGGCGGGCGTTGATGCACATGCCGGCGCGGCGAGCATCAGCGCCAGAACGGAAATCGGCGCGTACACGGTGGTCTTCATCGATTGCCCTCGGTGTAGTTGTGCTTTTTGTAGGTAAAGTGAGCACGATATTACACTCGCGCGGCACGATTTTCCGTGCGCGCGTGGCCGGATCCCCACCGGAGAAGAACACCGGCATCAAGAAAAAAGCGCTGCGGGTCAGCCGACCGGCAGCGCTTTTCAGGAACGGCCCTTGGCGGGGCACGTTCGACTTCGTGGTGCGTGAGGCCAGATCCACATTAAAGGCGCTCTGCCTTTCTGATATTGGCAGTCCTTGAGTTCGTATTTCATGGATGCCCCCATACATGCCCCCTTGTGCACTTCCTGCCGGTTTTCGTTGTTGCGACACAACGAATCGGCGGATTCCATCATCGCGCAAGGAGATCGTCATGGCAAAGAACTTCGTTGGGGCATTTCGTGTTTCGTTGGCCGTTGCTGTACTGCTCGCATGTGCCGCATGCGGCGGCGGTGACGATCCTGGCCCGCTGGTAACGCGCAACGCGACGGCCGGAGGTCAGGTCGGCCCAGTCCTTCGCGCATGTGAGGCGCCCGAGGCGCCATGCCCGGCCTCTCAAGCTCAGGGCGGTGTCCGAAAGTAAAGGATCGGGATGAAGCTCTATTCCACTTCAGATACCCCCGGCTCGATTCGCAGGGCGTTTGCGGACTTCACCCATGTCCTCGTGAACCGCGGATACACAACGATCAAGCCAGTGTTTTTCAAGAGCGCGTCGATCGCCGACCTCCCCGTCTACGTGTGGGCGTGGTGGGACCGAGCGAGCGATGGGCAGCTGGCGAGATGGCGAGACAACGGCGGCATCTTGCTGGACCGCTACACACATTCCGACCGGGCGGGAGCGGCGGACGTCCTAGTGTTCGTAGAATGCCCGATGACGATGGACCGGCTGACCCGCTCCTACGCAAACACGGCCGAGTACACCGTGATCCCAATGCCGCACACCTGGCGCGTACATGAGGAATGCATAGACCTACGCACACCGCGCGTCGAAGACCTGCGCGCAATTTGGGGGGCGTGCCGAGGACAACGGTTGACCGATGAGCAGCTCGAGTCGAAAACAGGCATTCCTCGCCAGCGGGTTACCTACATGCGCAAGAGCCTGAAACCAGTTGAGAAATGGGAAATGCGCCCGCGGTTGGCGCCGGACGCATCCGGGCTGATCCCTGCTTGGGACTGGATTGGGCCCGGGCGTATCGAGATCAAGAAGATGATCCGGGTGGAAGGTCACAAAGCCGCCGTCAAGGAGATGGCGCGCCTCGGGCACATCTCGTTGACGAAATGGCAGGTCTACCGAAGCGACGAGCCCGATTGGGACGTGCTCGAACGAAAGCGTAACGCCGCTATTGCGGATCTGGCTGAAGTTCGATCACTTGTTGAGTCGCTTCCCGACCATCTTCAAGCTTGACGACGGTCTGGCGGATCTCTTTGATGCGCGGTGCATTGGCGTGATAGAGCTGGTTGAGCTCGGACAACGCATGTTCGATTTCCCTGTCACCCACCGCGCGCTGCTCCCCGCCACGCAAGGCGATCGCAGCCTGAAGCTTGACCTTAGCCATCGCCGCGCTGTCCTTGTGGTCCATCGTCGCAAGACCATGGAGTTCCTCTAGACCGACGACTTTATACGCCCGGGTGAGATCTGCAACTCGGGTATCGAACTGCTCGCTGCTCATGCGAGAGTAGGCGGGATCGACCTTGACCTTCTCGATCGCTGCGGCGAATCCCTGAAGCTCGGCTGATGCACGGACATAACCGTCCAACTCGTGGGCGGTGCAATCGAGTGTTGAAGCAGCCAGGAAGATGTCCCCCTTGGCCTCGCTCAGGGCGGTCTTGATCGAATCCTCTGAGATCAAACCGGCGCGCATGGATCGTCTCATTTCAGTAGCTCAGCCCTTTCGCGTATCCCATTTGCTGCAGCTCGGGCAGTTGCTTCTTCAGTCGTCCGACACCGATGTCGGTACGGTAGAACGGGCTGTTCGGTATCTTCACCTTCTTGATCGCGCTGTAGACCGACCGGCGCGCACCCGTGATCGTCTCGCCCGTGCCGGTCGCGATCAGCACGTAGTCGCCGGCCGTCACCGGCCCCGGCAGGTCGACAACCTTGCCGTTCACTTCGCGCGGCGCGACGCCCATCATCACCTCGGAAAAGTGCAGGTGCTCCAGGTCCTCGGCGCCGTAGATCGGGATCCCGCACAGCTCCTTGTTCGTGATCTTCGAGTACGGGAAATCGGGCAGCGCCATCAGGACCGAGACGCACACCTCGTCCATGCGGATCTTCAGAGTGTCGCGGCCGAGGATCTTGTCGGCCATCCACTGCGCGGGGTCGCCCTCGATCAGCGCGGTCAAGTTGTGGCGGATCGGCCAGCCGTCGCGCATCGTCCACTCGAGCGGATACGGTCCCTTCCCGTCGGTCGGGATCATGCAGTTCACGTCGACGTAGCCGACGTAACCGATCCGCTTCAGGTGCTCGGTGGCCGGCTTCAGCACTTCGTCGGCAAGCTTCGACTGCCGGACGACGCGCACCGTGGTGCCCATCTCGCCGGTGTTCACGCCTAGGTCGCCGTTCATCAGCTTCTTGTTTTCCCAGTTCTCGACCCAGCCACGCGACCAGCCGTCCGGGCCGAAGAAGCCACCCACGGCCATTTCGATGCCGCTGATCTTCTCCTGCAGGATGAAACCGTCCTTGCGGGCGGCCGAGCGATACTTGTCGATCTTGTTCCAGCGCCCGAGCATGTACACCATGTCGGCGGCGCTGTCGGCCACGTAGGACATCGCGCGCTCGCCGTCGCCGGACGGCTTCGAAACGAACGCCTTGCCCTGCTTCTTCACGTAGGCGATCGCCGAATCGTAGTCGTGGAACGTTTTGCCGGGGATGATCCGCATCCCGCACTCTTCCATGACCTTCTGCCCGGCCTCGCGATCGAGCTCCCATTCGACGGCCGCCAGGTTGCAGCCGTAGATCGGATAACCGATCCGACGGTACGGCTCCAGCATCTCGAGGTAGCTGACGTTGTCCGGCGTGTAGATCAGGTCGGCCCACCCGAGCCACTTCCGGCGCAGCTCGTCGTAGTCGCGGATCTTCGGCACGATGCCTTCGCCCGCATGGCGATCGGTGCCATCCGGGCGCGGCTTGTCGTACCAGAGCACCTGGTGGCCCCATTCCTGGCAGCGCATCAGCCAATCGAGGCAGTTCGAGCCGACGTCGATCGCGAGAATTCTCATGGTTTAGGTGGGCGTGTCAGGATCTGTTCGGTGACGGCGGGGCCGGCGCGGTTGTACAGATTTGCAGCTGCCCAAGGTACGGCTGCTGCGGCCGGATTCACGCCGAAGCCCGCACCGCCGAGCAGCCCCGCCACGATGCCGCGCTCGGCCGTGTTCGACGTGCCCGGCTCGCGCAGGAACAGCGAGCCGATGTCCGCCAGCTTGCCGAGCTCACCGCCCTGGCCCATCGCCATCGCGCGCTTGCCATATGCGTTCGACGTAGCCGCGCCCATCAACGCCTTCGGACTGATGTTCCCGCCCGGCGACTTCGCGACCAGAGGCTCGATCGTCTTCCCTATTGCGTATTGCCGACGCGCGGTCGCGTAGCGCGCGGCCTCGTCGGGGGACAACTGAGGCAGGAACGTGTCTTCGATTTCGCCCTGCAGATCGCTGAGTGCGTGCCGCAGGTCGCCGTTCGACGTATTGCGGATGTTCGTCTTCAGCTTGGTCAGGAACGGCCGGAGCTTTGCCCCGTCAAGTTCTCGCGCGGCGGACGTCGCCCCACCGCCCGCGAGTTTCTGCCGAGGGCCGGCCAGCGCCTCGAGGTCGTCGATGTATCCCTGCACGACGCCCTGTACTTCCGGCAGCTGGTTGCCCTTCGCACGCTGCAGACGATTCAGGAACGCGCTGTCGACCGGGATGCTGTGCGCCGACGTGATCGCATCGATTTCGGTTCCCGCCTTCTTCATGGCGTTGGCGTAGACCGAGCGCGTCAGCTTGTCGCCTTCACCGCCGATCGCGCTAATCAGGCGTTGGTTGAACACGCGCTGGTTCGCGCCCGACGTCTCGCCGGAGAACGGTACGTCGGACGAGAGCTGCCCGGCGATGCGCCCGAATTTGTTCTCGTACATCTGGTCCGGGCGGAAGCGGAAACCCATCTGGTGGGCCTCGCGCGCGAGCCGCAACGTCTCGGGATCGACTTCGGGCAGGGCTCGCGCTGCGGCGCGCGCAGCCCCGCGGCCGACGGCATTCGCACCAGTACGCGCGGCGCTGGCGGCGCCTTCCCCGGTCGCCAGCACGCCGCGCGGCACTTCCGGGATCCGCGCGAGCATCGGTCCTTCCACGGGCAGACCCGCCAGCTTGCTGGCGTCCATCATCTGACCGAGCGCTTCGACGTCATTGCGGCCGGCCTCGGTGCGCGGCTGATAAGTCAGTTTGCTGGCCAGCGCGGCACCAGCGCGGTCGCCTGCCTCGATGCCCTGCTGCGTGCCGTACTTGCCGCTGGTGAGCGTCTTGCCGATGCCGTATGCGGCGCCCACGGGCGCAGCCAGCGCACCGGTTGCGGCCGACAGTCCGGCCTCGCCGAGACCGACGGCGCTCTTGCCCAGGCCGAGCAGTCGCTCTGCGATCGTATCGGCGTGCGGCGACGGCGTCATGCCTGTTGCCGGGCTATCAGGCGGAAGACGGTCGAGAGGCGCGACAGGACCGCTTACCGTCGGCGCAGCGCTACCGCCTGCACCGAGACGCTGCTGTAGGATCGAAAACGCCTGCTCCTTGGTAGCGCCATCAGGACCCTGCACGTCATAGGTTTTTCCGTCCGGAGAGGTGAAAGTGAACGTAGGCATCAGTGCTCCTGCACCGACCAGCCGGCCGGAAGACCGCTGGACGGAGGCGGCGCACCTTCACCGCGACCGGAAATGCGGGCTTTCTGCTGCGCCTGCACTTCGGCCGGGGCCTGCCGTGCGGCGGACATTTCCTTCTCCATGACGGCCAGCACCGCGTTCAGCTGAGCATCCGTGCTGGCGGTCGAGAGAAGCTCGCGCGCATGCTCCTTGTCAGCTACCGTCGGCGTGCCGCTCGGACTAATCGCGCGCGCGTAGGCGTTGATCGACGTGTTGAGAGCCGTGCCCAATGCCACCACGCGCGGATCGCCCGAGCCGGTCTGCGCTGCCTGGAGCGCCTTGTTCACGCCGGGGAATTCCGTGCGCGGCAGTGCAGCGGACGCCTGACGAACGAGCGGGAACGTCTTCTGTGCTTCCGCCACGGCCATGCCGACGTTCGCCGCCTTCGTGGCCCCGGTGCGCGCGGCCGCTTTCTCGCCCTGGAAGCCAGCGTTCGCGGCCGCGATGTCCGCGCCAGTGCCGCCCGCTTCGCGTTCCTGACGCATGACCTCGCGACGCAGCGCGATGATGTTCTTCGCGCCCTGCGCCCCGCGGCCAAGGTTCTGATACACCGACGTGTCGCCGGCGCGCGCCTGTTCCGCTAGGAACTTCAGGTCTTCCGGCGAGAACTTCGCGTCATCCCCATTGGCTAGCCCGATGGTCTGTTTGCGGAGCGCAATTGATTCAGCACGTAGAGCATTCGACTCAGCGCGCGCTTGCGCGCGGTCCGCACGATCGAGCGCACGATCTTCTGATCTCTGGTTAGCTTCACGGATTCGTTCCTCGAGCGACGCGTGACGATCCTGCACGGCCTGCAGCTTCATTTCCTGTTCGAAGCGCATCTGAATCTGCGCGGCCTGGGCTTTGGCCTGCGAGTCGAGGATCGGTGTGAGCTGCTGCAGACCGGCCATCAGGTCGGCGCCCGACAAGCCCTGGTCCTTCAGCACCTTGATGGCGTTGTCGAGCGTGAGCGGACCGCCAACCTGCTGCATGCCATTGGGCGAAGGAGCGGCCGGCGGTGCGGGGATTTGAGCGGGCCCAGACTGCGCCGGGCTACCGGAAGTGGGCATCGGCTGGAAAGGCGGCAGCGGCGGTTTGCCGGGCGCGCCCATGCCGGCGGGCATTCCCGGAGGAAGCGGAGGCATCTGGCCAGGTGCGGCGCCCGCCATCGGCGGTTGTGCCGACACGGACGGTTGACCCGGATTCGGTGCTTGAGGCGGCGGAGGCATTTGCCCGGGCATCTGACCGGACTGTTGCTGTCCAAGCAGCATCGGCAACGCGTTGCCCGCGGCCTCCAGCGCGGCCTGCTGCCGCTGCCGATCTTGCTGCGCCTGTTGAAACTGGGCGAGCTGCATCTGCGCGTACTGATGCTGCAGGGCTTGCTCCTGAGCCTGCTGCTGGTACTGAAGGAAATACGGAAGCCCTGCGAGCCCGGCCATTTCTCACCTCACATCGTGAATCCGTACGAATTCCCGCCGCCCGAGTAGTACGGACTGGAGTTGAACGCGCCACTGAAATCCCCGCCGCTGAACGACCCGCTCGCCGGGCTGAAGAAGTTCGAGAAGGCGTTTTGCAGGTTCGAATTGTTCCCGAGCCCGGAGATCCCTTGCGACACCATGCTACCCAGTGCACCGGCGCCCTGCGCCTGGGTCTGGTACGGCACGGACTGAGCGCCTTGACCGTAGTTCATGTACGGGATGATCGATCCCATGATCCCTTCGGCCGGACCGTAGATGTTCTGATTCAGGAACGAGCCATAGGTGTTGGCGAGATTGCCTGGTGCCCCGGCGATGGTCTGCGCAGTGTTATAGGGCGTCGAGCCGCTGGCGAGCGTGTACCCGGGCACGGAGCCGAGCTGCGACGTACCGAGCTCACCGAATCGACCCGCCGTATTCGCCGCGCCAGCGTATCCCTGCAGGCCCTGCATCGCGCGGGACAGCTGATTGTTCTGCCAGTCGATATTGAAGTTCGACAGCGCCTGGTTTGTCAGCCCCGCGCCCGCGCCGGACGAGCCGAGCCCATACATCGAGTTCACCGCGTTCGACTGATCCGTGACCTGCTGACGGGTTCGATCGTACAGCGCGTTCTGCGGATCGAGGCCCATGTTGTAGACGCCCATCCCTGCATTCAGCAGGGAATTCTGCGTCGCGATGTTTCCCAGTCCGAACTGGTTCATCTGGCCGGCGAGATTGCCATACTGCGCCCCGGCCAGCCCTGCTGCGTTCTGATAGGGATTCCTGTAATAGTTGTTCGCATTAATCCCTTCCTGCAGGGATTGCTGACCGTACTGGTTCAGGTTGCTCGAACCGTATGTACCATTGATGCCCGACAGCAGCCCCTGCCACGTGGTGTCGGCAGTACCAAGCCCCGTCGGCACGTAGTACGACGGTCCGCCGCCAGACGTGCTCGGCGAGGACCCTCCGGATACGAGCCCTCCTACTACGGATCCGACAGCTCCAACAGCGGCGGCAAACGGCATGGCTTACCCCTTCATCAAGGTTTCGGGATCCGCAACGCTCTCGGCGTGAATGCAGAGCCACGTCAGATCCGTCAGCGCGGTGATGCGATGCGCGCGCCCCGCCTTCACTTCGAGCATGCACGGCCCGTGCAGCACCTGCAGTTCACCGTCGACGTCGAGCATCGCCGTGCCGCGCGCCAGATAGCTCAGGTGGTCGTAGTCGTGCACGTGCTTCTGCACTTCCTCGCCTGCGCGCAGCGTCTGCTCGCGCGCGTACACGCCGCCTGCCGTGAAGTGGTGTTTGATGGTCATTTTTCGCACCGAATCGACACGATCAGCGTGATCCGATCGTCGTCGCCATCGTTGACCACCTCATGCTCCTTCGTGTTGTCGAAGTACCAGACTTCACCCGGCGCCATTACGACAACATCGTTCTCGACGCGATTCAGGCACTTCGGGTTCGACTGCAGCGGCACATACAGCTTCGTGTTGTAGTGCCGCACGTGCCAGCTGTCGTCCGCGTGCGGCAGGATGCGTTTGCCGGCCGGCACCTTCGTGATGAGGACGCCGCCCAGGCGCGTGCCTTCGACGCGCGCCATCAGACCGAACACGATAGGCCGCACCTGCGGCAGCGCGTACCATTCCGGGTAGAACACCGCGTCGTGCGCGTCGTTGAACCCCGTGTAGTCGCCGGCTGCCTTGTACGGCTTCTCGTCGTTGTAGCGCAGCCAGATATCCGAGACGTCGGCGTGCGGACTGCCCTCGCGCTCCGTGCGAAACGTATGGCGATCCCACAGGCCCGGCTGCCGCGCGATTGCGAGCAGGAGAGGCGCCGTGTCGATGCCGGCGGCAATGCGGACGAGGTTGTTCATTTGCCTTTGACCTGCTGATAGACGTGCATGCCGCCGAGGCCGAGCATGCCGATCGTGATCGTCGCGAGCTGCGTTAGATCCATTTCCGTCAGGACGATGTGATGTCCGAAAAGCGCGGAAATATCGCTCATTGCCGGGCGCAGCACGAAGTTCCAGGCATACCCGGTCACGCACACCCAGCCCATGCCGCCGCGCCAGTGCTGCAGCGGGTCGCTGCTCTGGGCCTCGGCTTGGTTGATCTGCATCTGGCCAGTGATCTGCGCGAGCTCGCCCGTCTGCTGCAACTGAAGCAGCTGAAGCTTCGCCGCCGCGGCCTGCGCCGGGTCCGGCCATACACGGTCGATGATCTTCCCGACGACGTCGGAAACTGCGGAAATCGGATCGAGGAATCCCATCACGCGGCTCCCTTCAAAAGGTTGTTGGCGATGCGGTTCGCCCACCCGTGGCTGAACGCCGGCCAGTTGTGCAGGTCGGCCAGATACTTCAGCCGGTACGCGAGGAACCGCGCGACGACCCGCACTGGATCCGTCGAGTTCACCGCGGCGATCGTCACCGGACCGATCCGGCCGTCGGGCTTCAAGCCGGCCGCTTCCTGCAACCACGTCACGGGCAGCCCGCCGTTGTACGCCGCGTCGAACACCTGAAACGCCACGCGCGGATCGAACTGGTCGCAGTAGTACGGATCCCAGTAGACCCGCTTCGCGATCAGCCGCGCCGTCGCCTGCGGCATCGCGCGCATGTCGCCGCCATACCCGTTCGCGCGCGCGACCCGGGCCGTAACGCCCCACATCGTCTCGCCGCCCGGATCGGCGGGGTTGTTCGAGTACCCTCCCTCGTTGCCCATCAGGGCCGCGAAGGCGTCGTCGAAGCTGCTCACAGCTTGCCCACCGCGTGCAGGATCTGCTCGACCTTCTGCTCGGTGGTGGCCTCCGCATCGTTGACGATCGAGGTCACGCGCGATTCCAAGTCGGCGAGCTCCTTCGCGGCGTTCCCGAGGCCGACGATTTCCTCGACCTTTTCGACGAAGGCGCGACCGTCATTCGCGAGCGCCTGGAAACGAGCCTCGATGGCGGATTTGATCGATTCGAGCATGTCCATCTCCTAGAGGAACTTCTTGAACCCGCCGCCCGCACCATAAGCGGCGAGCGCGACCAGGGCGTACATGAAAACCCGCCATGCCAGGCCGAGGACGCCCCGACCGACATTGAGCTGAAACCGCTGGGTGATGCCGCTTTCGATCTGCGCGGCAATTGCCTTGACGTCGTCTTCGGTCAATGTCCGGTTTCCCATGGTTTCCTCGATTTAGTTTGCGAATACGATATAGTCGTTTCCCGCCACGGCTAGGCCGACGGCGTGATCGTGAAATTGTCGGTAAAGCCAGCGCGCACGATATTTCCGGGGTTGCTGTTCACCTGCCACGCCGTTGAGTTTTGTTTCGCCAGTACGATCGAGCCGCCAGTCGTATTGTTCTTCAGCAGGATGTTTCCGTTCCAGTTCGGCGCGCTGCTAAACGAGATGGATACCGTCAAACCCGGCGCCCCGCCGGTCGTTGCCCCGAGCTGAGAAATCTGCCCCCGAAACCACGGCGACGAGAACGGCGCAATGATGCCCCCGCCACCCGACGTCGCGGTTGCGCTACCGGTTGCCGCGCCCGTCTGCCCAAGCAGATCGGAGAAGCTCACGGGCGGTGTCGCTTTTCCGGCGAGCGCGAGCACCCAGCCATGGCTGAGCCAAAGCGGCAACGACAAACCGAGTTCGGTCGCGACTTGCGACATGGAAAGAGGGAACGAGGCTGGAAGCGTCATTTCACCGACTCCAGCAATGCTCGCAGGCGCAGCACTTCGCGGGTCAGTTCGACCACGATCGCCAGGGCGGCGCTCCCTTCCGAAACGGTTAGGGTTTCATCGCCAAATACCGCTTCGGGAATGACCTCACGCATGGATTGAGCCCCTACACCGACACGCCTCTCACCGGTATCGATGCGTGTGTAGGTGCCATGCAGGACTGTCGAAACGCGCTCGAGAAAATCAGATTCGAATGGAGCCCAATCTTTCTTCAGACGCTCGTCTGAAGTAGCGGTCACGTTCGATCCGGTGATCGTTCCTACTGCTGTGAGATTTCCAGCCACGTTGAAATTACCGGACGTATCGGACGACCATCGGACAAGTGCGCGGCCAATGTCGTAGAAGCCTTGGAGGCCGGTAGGATTGAGGAAATACTGCCCGCTCGTATTGGCGTTTGTCACGATCAGATCGATCTCGGTGTTCTGGCCGCTGCCTAAGGTCACAGAAAGTCCCGTGACCGTCAGACCAGAAAACGATGGCGCCGCGGGCAACAACGGTTGGGCGTTCGAATTGACCTGGGAGACGATGTAATTGAAGTCGGCCATGACCTGCGTAGCATCGGCCGTCGCCCCATTGTTCAGCGTGTTCGGCAAATTCCCGATAATGCTCATGGCCTACCCCTGTGCGATGTAGCCGGTATCCTGATACCGGGCGTAGAACGTACCGATCTGAAACGGATTGCCGGAGTTCGTGAAGATGTCGAGCGCGAGCTTGGCGAACACCAGTGCATTCGGCCACCCGAGGGGATTCACGTCGGGAATCGCATTCAGCGCAGTCCAAGGTGCGTTCCCCCAACTGAAGCTACCCCACACTGATCCACCGCCCGACTTCGTCACGGACGTCGAACCGAGTGTCGTGTTCTTTTCGTTCAGGGCTGTGATGCTGAAGTTTGTCGACACCGATCCAGAGGTGCTCAGTTCGATGTTTGACTCGACCACTTGAAGCTGCGACATCCGGTTGTTCTTCGGGAACGTCGACGATCGAAGGTGGCATTGATACGTGGCGCCGGCGTCCGCGTAGGACGTGTTGGACGTCGGCAACGTCGTGCTTAGAAACAGCGCTGCGCCATGCCCTACCCCTGACACGACGAAGAACGATCCATCCTGCGCGGCGCAGTCGTATGCGAACGAGTGCGGACCGTTCCAGCGCCGTCGGCGCATATCGAACCAGTAGTCGTTCGTCTGATTCTGTCCCGACAGCTGCGTCGGCACGCACACTCGATAGATGCTCCCCGAGTAGGCAGCTGCCACGCGCGACGGCTGTGTCGTGTTCAGGAACGGCGTCTGTACATCGGCGGTCGTGCGTCCGTCAGGAACGAGTTGCTGAATCGCGCCGAGTGGCGTCACCACGTACGGCGCATCGGATCCCACGAAATGTGTACCGATCGGGCTCTGCGCGACGCTCCGCGGCGAGACCGTACCGATCGTCAGAGACAGGTAGTTCAAGCCCAGGTTGTTCGTCGCAGGATCGCCGGTCACCTGCCATATCTGCGACGACTTGAACACAATCAGCGCAGCTGTTACGCCGCTTGAAGTCGTCTGAACCGGCAGGCCCGCGAACGCGGTAATCGGTGTTGTATCGCCCAGCGTGACCGATTGCGACGCATTCGTGCGCGTGGTGGGTACCAGGACATCGCTGTAGTACGCGACGTTCCCGATCGCGAACCATGCGCGGTTGTTGAAGTTCGCGACTACGGTCGGGACGCCAGGAAGCGCGTTCGTCGCGGTGTTTGCTGCGCTCCAGGCCGGCGCGGCGGGGTTCGAAATGTCGATCACGCCAAAGAAGTTCGAGCCGGTCCCTGAGAAACCAGAGTGCGCGACGACGATCTTCGAGCCGATCACAGCCATCGACGGCGGTGTCCACGCGCCGCTCGACGGCGGGGACGTAGGGACGTTTCCCGCCGTCACACCAGAAATCGTTACGAACGAGTTGGTCGCCAGGTTGTAGGCGAACGGTTCGTCAAAGCCGGCAGTTCGACCGGTCGACACCATGCCATAGACGACTGTCCCGATGACGATATAGGCCGATACGAACGTTGGCGCCGTGAAGCCGGCGAAAGTCGTCAGCGCAGTCCCGACACCCGGCCGCGGGACGACGAGTTCAGGATTCCCCTGATCGAAGACCAAATTGGCCAGCAACGAGCATGCGCCGGGAAACGCGTCGGTCGCGTCCAGCGCGTCGCATAGACCTTTCGGGGTGAACCGGACCGGGTATCCGTTTCGAATGCCCATGGTTCAGTCCGTGATCTTCGTCGGCTTCAGCGTGCGGTTCGAGTGGAAGCGCCGCGGATCCAGCCGCACCGATTTGACGACCTGTTGCTCGTCGCCTTCCATGATCAGGTGCGTGCGCAGCATCGCCTCGCACTGCGCGCGCCATAGTTCCTGACGCGTATCGTCCGTCTCGCCCATCAGCTCGACGGCGGTGGCCTTGATCAGGTATTGCTGGTCCGGAAACCACGGGATCACCGATGACGTTTCGGGGGTGGTGATATCCGGCTGCTTCACCATGTAGCGGTGCGTCAGCGTGATCTGCCCCGACGACTGCGGGTAGATGAAGAGCTGGCCCGCCGACTGGTTCGCCTGGGCAGTCGTCTCGTCGTACAGGATCGTCATGAACTCATACGGGTAGTTCGCGATCGACGGATCCTTGAATTCCTGGTCCCACTCTTCCGTAGAAATAGGGTGCAGGAAGTACGGCAAGTTGTTCTGCTGGAAAAACAGGTCGTACGGCCGCAGGTAATTCAGCGGCAGCGTGAACGGACCGTAGTTGTTGGCCTGCACCGTAACGAATTCGGTGGCCCGATTGATCTTCAGCTCACGATGCAACCACAGGTCCTCCAGGACCATGTTCAGATAGATGCCGCCCTGCTGGATGAAGCCGGGGCATTTTGCGACGGCGCAAGCGCGCGCGACGATCTGCTGGGCCTGGAGGTAGGCCATTTCACGCTCCTGCGCGCGCGTCCGCGATCTTCTGACGCGCCTTCGCGAGCTCGGTTTCGATGCCCTTCAGCTGCTGCGGCGCGTTCTTCAGGTTCGCCTGCTCTTGGCTCGACAGCGCCTTGGAACCGGCCTTGCCTGCGGTCTTCGCGTTGTGGCGCTCGAGCAGGTCCGCGTACGCGCGCGCGACGTCGTCACGCGCCTTTTCCCACTGCTCGATGTGGGCTTCGAGGACCGGGATCTCGAGCATGCGCTGTTGACGCTGGAGCGCTTCGCGCACCATGTCCATTCGGCTGTCGAGGGAATCCTTCGATTCGCCCTCGACCAGGTAACCGCTGGCCGAGAGCTGCGCCTGATTCGGCGCCGGGAGGGTGATCGTGAAGTTGCCGATCACCGTTGCAGCCGTAACTTCCTGGGAGGCTTGCGACATGGTCTTCCTTTCGGGGTGGGAATTACGATCGTGCCCAGGCCGGCACGGGGCCGCCTCCGAGCACCTTGTTCTGAGCCTGCCGGTACGGGTTGAACGAGTGGCCGTTGATGTCGTTCTCGTGCACCCAGGTGCGCGCGACCATTTCCTTGATCGAGCGCAGGGTGTCCGTGTCGAACTTGTACGTGTGCCCGTGAAGATACGGCGTGCCGTTGATCTTCAGGTGCTCGCCGCCGCACGGCGCGAGGTCGATGCGATACCACCAGAGATCCGTCTTGCCGTCCTCGGCCTTGCCGGCGAAACGCTCGACGACGCCCGACGTCAGCAGCGCCGATTGCGCCTGCGCGGACAGGCGTGCCGATTCTTCCTCAGCAATATCCTTGGCCGCGCCGAGCGCAGCGTTTTCCGCCTCGAGCGCTTTGATGCGTTCGAGCAGTGCTTCGCGACTCTCGTCGACCGGTTCGGTACCGCCGATCAATTCGTCGGCGTCAGCCGACTCCGGAGCCGGTTTTCCCGGCTCCTGCGAGTTACGTGCGGCCATCAGTTACTCCTTACGCGGTGGTCACGGTACCGCCCTGGTAACCCGGTGCGAACGCGGAGCCGCATTCGACGCGAGCCAGGAAGGCCGTGTTGAGCAGAATCGAGCCGTAGAACACCTTCCACGACACGACCCGGGTTTGGTTCAGCGGATCCGACTTGTCGGCGCCGGTCAGGTAGTGGAACTCGGGGTTCTCGAGCAGCACCTGGCCGTAGCTGTGGTTGCCGATGAAGAGCACCGGGAACACCGACACGCCTGTGGCCGGCGCGGCCGGCGGCGTCTGCGTCACGCCGATGCCCGTCAGCGTCACCGTCTGGTTCGGCTGCAGCTGCGTCGCCTGACCGGCGAGCACGCCAGTAACAGGCACGCCGTTGCCGATCGCGGTGGCGAGGTTCGCCGGGTTCGCGGTCGTGCCGATGTACACGTTGAACACGTAGTTCGGGAACGACGGCAGCGTCACCGAAATCGAGCCGGTCGGGCCCGTCACGCTGATCGACGACGACACCTGGTAGATGGTCTGCTCAACCGACGTGAGCGCCGGCGCGGCGGTGACCTGAACATAGTACGTGCCGGTCGCCAGCTGACCGCCGGACGTCGATGCGGTGCCGTTGATCGCGGCAGCGCCCGTCCAGTACGGCATCATGTTCGTTTCGCAGAAGCGGATGCCGCCGAAGTCGCCCAGCTCGTTGTTGTACAGGCGGTTCACGTCGCTGTAGGCCCAGGCTTGCTGGACCGACGTGTT